AGCGTATCAACAGATGTTGCAGAAGTGTCAGCACCCTCATCCACGGTTTCTTCATCCTTTAAATCAGGGCCAAGCTCCTCGCTAAGAACATTTTTAATAATTTCCATAAGCTCAGATTCTTCAATATCAATTTCTTCCTCTAGATCTTCCTCTTCTAATAGGTCATTGATGTCTTCATCTAACTCAATTTCTTCATCCAAATCCTCTTCCTCTTGTAGTGCCGTGATTTCCGCAGCGACATCATGACGATCTGCTAAATCACTACCGTCTAGAGAGCCTTCTTCCATAGCTTGTGCCATTAGCTCTTCAAGTTGATCTAGATTAATTTCCACGACCTCTTCTTCGTCCATTAATTGTGCAGATGGCAACTCGTCCACCAAGCTAGCCTCGCCCTCATCAACCACCAACGCAGCCTCATCTTCTTCTAGAGTATCTTCTTGCTCTAAGATTTGATTTACTGCTTCTTTAATTTCTGACTGGTACTTTTCTATGACGGCTTCTTCAGCTGTTCTCTGGGCAGTTTCTTTTAATTGCTCGGCATCAATAATGGCTTGTTCTAACATTGAGGACATACAAATCTCCTTTTATAACTATCATTAATTAGTTATTAAAATACTAAAATACTATTTTTGTCTTTGTTCTTCGCGTAGTTGGCGCTCGCGGTTAAGTTTTTGAATAAGTCTTTTTTTTCTATTTTTCTCTCTACGTCTTTTAACTGAGGGTTTTTCATAGCGTTTTCTTGACAAAACTTTTTCTATAACTCGTTCATTTTTTACTTTCTTAGTAAAACGTCTAATTAATTTTTCTACCGGCTCATCTCTATGGCGTGGTTTTACTTCGACATTAATTGGTCTCTTGTTTCCCATAATAACCTCTAAATCATTTTTGACCAGTCACGATTAGCAACTGCCATTATACCAGCAATATCTACACCTGGGTCGCTTGGTGAAATACCACTTAACGCTCCTGCTTGACCATTGGAAGGATCTGCTGCTTCTTCTATTGGCTCTGTCCCGCTAAAAACATCTACACCAAAACCAGCAGCGTCTAATAGTTTTCTTTTTTGTGCTTTCATCATTTCATATTTTTGTTCTTGTAGTTCTTGACGCTGTTGTTGCATTAATTTATTTTCTTGCATTACAGATTTTTGTTGTATAACTGGCTGCATAGGCTGAATACCTTTAACAACTTCTGAAATGATATTAGACAATAAGCCTTTCTCTAGAAGCACTTCGTTGATGCATTCTTCTACAATAGGCTTAATAACTCTTTTTAGTTGTGATTTTTTCATTTTAACCTTTTAAAATTTCATTTAGTGCGCGATTGATTCTATCGCCTTTTGTAAAAAATTCTTTTGATTTGTTTTCAGACATTTGTAATTTTACTCCTCCATTCTTTCCATCCATGACATATGCGCCAGGAGATGAAGGCTCCGAAACAGCATCAAAACAAATAAGTTGTAAATCATCTTGAACAACCTGAATGGAATTTCCATATTCGTCGCGACTTTCTTGTAATGATCCCATGGCTCTAGATGAAAAGCCAAATAGAACGCCGCTTTCATATAAACCTCTGAGTATATCACCAGAGGGTGTTTTAAGAACCTTTACGGTTCCCAATACACTGTCGCCATCCCAATACATTCTTGTTATCATATGAGAGGCATTTTTAAGATTAATAACTGAGTCATCGGGATGATCACACTCGCCCAATGCACGGTTTTCTTTAATTAACTTTTGATAGTTTTCAACTTCTCTTTCGAGCACGTCACGAGGATAAGTTCTACCATTACCATTTCTTACATTGCATTGTTGTAATTTAGCAGGAAACACAAGAAATCCTTGATTAATCATGTTTTTTTCGCCCTCTGTTAAGAGGTCGCGACATCCTCTGTCATCACATTTAAGTTCAAAAAACTCTCGTAAAAGTTGTTTAGCCATTATTAATCCTTATAGCGGGCGTTACCCGCACGCCTATCGATCCGCTGCAGCAGCGACGGACAGGTTGTAATTTCCACTTTGAAGTCCATTCGTTACGCATTTTTACTCCTTTTGGTTTACTTTCAAACCAAAGTCATTCACGAGCATTGCCAATAAATAACTTGTTCCAGAGGATAAACACCCTAAAAGAAAAGCATTTATTAAACTATAGTCAAATGTAAATAGTTCTGTAAAAGGGTTTATGCTCCATAAAAACACTCCAGCCCAAAAACCAAAGCACAGAGGGCACCTATAAAGCTTTCCATAGAACCCTGCTTTGTCCATTAGTTGTCTGAACTTTTCAAATATAGAACCGTAGACAACGATCATTGTTAGACCATATGCGCACAAAACAAAATGTAATAAATTCATTTATTCCTCGTAGTAGTAGCCGACAAGACCATAGGCAGCGGTTGAACCTGGATAAGTGTTCACCGTGCCCTGTCTTGGTTCGTGGGGGATTTTTCCTAGTCGGGTTGTATCCTCATCAGATGGCTCTGTTAAAGCCTTATCAAAGCTATTTTCATAGTCTCTGTAAGCCTTTACTCCAGGCGCTTCTTTATGTAGGAACTTCGCGATTGAATATACTGCGACATCAAGAGGGCTCACATCTTTTTGTTTCTCTTCTGGAATTAAGATAGTACCCTCTAATGAACCAAAAACATTGCCACCTCTAACTTTACCAGGGTCAACAACGCCATGCTTACTTAAATATTCAAACATTCTTGATTGGGTCGCATATACATGATTGCCATACCTGTCTTTAGAAAGTGCAAAAATTTTATTTTTAGATGGTGAAACAAGTATATCAATGTCTGGGTGGTCAAAAATCATAACGTCGCCGGCCATGGTTTTTCTTGCTTTAAGCTCAACCACTGCATCGGGTTTATCAATTTTGATACGAACTGGTTTTTTATTATCAATTGAAATTTTCATTATGATAGAATCTCTTTTTCAAGTTGTTGTACTTTTAAAATCGTATAAAGTGTATTTTTATTAATTGGCTCTTTGTGAACGTTCTCTAGTATTTCTTGTACTTTCGAAAGATTTTGTTTAATCTTGTCATCATTTTTTGCTTCGTCTAGTTCTTGTGCCTCGCTGATAACGCTCTTCAAGCGTCCAATCTCTTCGCTTAAATAAAAGTTAAATTCCAAGCCGTTATCGGCAAATGAAGAAATATAATTAGAAAGTAGTTGCTTTTGTCCCTCAAGTAGTGTAGAGTATGAATCATTAAATCTTTTAGTGAATGTCTTAACTACTAAAGAAGAAACCTGTGGGGTCTGGATTTCTTCTTGTGTCTTGGAAGTTAGCTTTTCAACAATTTGTGTTTCTAAAAGTACTTTTGCTTTTGGACTATCGGTATTGCCAAATACTTGTGATATAGTTGCTAAAAATTTATAATTTGGTACAAAATTGTTAAAAACACTTTTAGATAATTCTTTATTTATCTTTGAAATTGTTATACTTTGCTCTTTGAAAAGTTGTTCTTGATTAACCATTGAGTGTTGATTTTTTGTCTCTATGAGAATTTTTTCTGCAATCTTCTCTTGCAAATCATTATTTTCTAAAAGAGTTTTGTAAAGATCTAATTCTTTTCGAAGCTCTGTTTTCGGAGCAAAAGCTTCTTTCATAATTTTAATGGCAACATTTCTTTTTTGTTCATTTTTTGCCACTGATTGTTTTACAATCTCACGAACCAATGCTTCATAAATGAAAGCAGTGTTTCTTTTTTTGTTATGCTTTGCCATTAATCTTGCTCCAAATCTTTAAAGATTTCTTTTATTTCATCTCTAACTTCGAAGATTTGCTTTTCCTCTTCTTCGTAATTAGTTGTTTTATTCTCAAAAATGCCTTTACCCGTAGTCTTGAAAGAATCTAACCCAAGCATGGTCATTGCATTCTTTGACAAATTCATTCTTACTTGTCTATCCGGCATTCTTGAAATTTCGTGTGAATGATCTGATCGATAGGAGCGTTTTCTAGCACCTGAATTTCTTTTATCAACCTTAACTGGTGTATACTTCTTTCCCTTAGATTTTGTGGTTGTGGTCTCACCAGTTTTTTTATTTACTATTTTATAGCTTGGAGTATCGTCACGCTTACCCAAAGGTTCACCCTCTACAGGATCGGTGTCACCCGGTTCAGCTAGTAAGGTAGCATCATCTCCAGCTGGTTCATCAGCTGGTTCTTCGTCTCCACCTAAATCTCCTCCACCTAGATCTAGACCACCTTCATCTTCATCAGCGTCATCTAAATCACCGCCAAAATCTAAGCCACCACCTCCGGCGGCGCCACCAGCGTCTTCTTCAGCTACTTGTTCTAAAGCAGTAGAAATGTGTCTATCATAGAATATCTCTCTCTGATTTCTTAAGAATTCATCCTCTGAAACATCGAAGATATTTTCAGCAATCCAACGTTTTGAGAAAAATCCTTCAGTTGCTTGTGATGCAACACTGAACTTAGTATTCCAAGTTTCAAGCTCTTGTAGCTCAGAAATCTTTGAAGGGTTGTTAAGTTTTAGTTTAAAATTAATTAAATCATCGCCGCGATAACCAAGAACGTAAAGATGAATAGTGGCTATTTTTTCCATCTCTGAAATAAGAGATCGCTGAAGTCTTTGTACTGTTCTAGCAAATCGGATATCTTTCTGCGCTAGGGCGCCTTTTTCTTCTTCGCCGCCCTCGCCTCTTACAAGATAAGATTGTGGTATTTTAAGCGCTGAAAACATTTTATCTCTTAGATACTTTACATCGTCAATATCGCCTGTAAAAGTACCACCAGGAAGCGATTGAATTTCTGTTTTAACTCCACCGCGTACAGGAATAAAGTAATCTTCCTCAACGGACATTGGATTGTATCGAAGGTCAACCCTGCCTGTATCTGGATCAACAACTTGATTTCTTTTCATGGAGGTAATAAATCGTTGCATAAAGTTTTCTACATCTTGCGGTGGAATGTTTCCAACATCGACATAAAATACTTTTCGTTCCGGAGAACGAACAATGCGATATGACATCATTGCATCCTCAAGAAGAGTTAACTGTCTCCAGATACGTCTAGCTGGGTCTAGAATAGATGTTCCATATGGAGCGAACTTGTCGTTTCCTAATACACGAAAATGTGCGATCTGCCAATTTTCGAATGTAACACCAGCACTATTCCACTGAAACTGAACATAGTTTGGGTTTTGCTTGTCTTCACCTTCTAATCTTTCTATTTCACGAGAGGGTAGGCCAATAACGTTTTTAACACCTAAATGTGAATCGATATCCATATAGAGATAAAAATCCCCATACTTACACATCGTTCTAGCCCAACCAAAAAGATTAAATTCAATGTTAAGAACTTTATAGTAAAGAGTTTCTAATATTTGTTTTATTTCTTCATCGTGACACTGTATCTTTAACATTCTATTGTAGACATTAAAGGTGGTCATTTCATCTGCAAAAATATCTAATGCAGAGGCTAACTCAGGCGTGTATTCCATTTGTTCAAAATCAGAGTACCTAGTTAAACGACTTTGCGTACTCATGTTGTAGTTTGAAAAATTATCTAAAGGGTTATAGCCAGAGCGCTCAAATTTTTGGCCAGCGACATCTTTAAAAGTATTTGCGTATTTGTCAAGTCTTCTTCTGCGAAGTTGTCTTGTGTTCTGGGTTCTGTAGTTTATAATAGGACCAGAGAATAAACGAGTTAATCTTTTAAAAAGTGGTGATTCTGTATTTTTAGTATTTTGATTATCGGCCATTTTTTATCCCTTAAATATCCAAGAAAAATCTTTTCTTATTTTTTGTTCTTCTTCATATCTATCTCGTAAAGAAGCTTTGTATTGACCTGTCGCTCGCGTGTCTAAGGTTGTGCGATTGGTAGATATACTATTTAAAAAAGCTTTTTTGTATTCTACATCTTTTTCATTTTCTATAATCGCAGTATCTCTTACCCAACAACCTATTGCAGCTGCCATGACTAAATCATCGTTATAGCCACGCTGGGCCTCTGGTCTTCCATTTTTCCAAATAAACGTATCTAACTCGTTTGCTAAACGTTTAGAATAAATAGTTAAAACTTTAT